TATCTCCAAGTCCTGAAGGAACAGACTTACAGGGGTCTGGTAACGGCACAATCGGAGTCGGAACTGCGCCAACTGCAGGGGAAAGCGGCTTTACTGGAAACCCTCCTTCAATTGAAGGTTAACCACGAGGCAATTGTAAAAAATGGCTAGATACGACCCAGAACTTCTCACTAAAGAGCAGTACTTAACATCTAATGTTCAATACGGACGGCAAGCATATGGTTTGTATCCTGAGTTTGGTGGCTGGGAAGAAACTACAGGTATTGATGTAGAGGTTGCGGGAGAAGCCCCCGACGGGCGGGAAGACGGCGGGCCTAATGTTCTTGAAATGGTAGATATAACATCAGGTCAACCTGTCTATGACGTGAGTTATGGCCTTCCGTCTGGTTACAACTCAAACTATAAAACTTACGACGATTATCTATCTGCGAACAACAAAAAAGACCGTTTGAGCAGTATGTTTTCGCCTGAAGATTTTGAGTTCACTAAAGAAAAAGCTTTTGCAGGTACGGTAGGGGTTTTAGCAAAAGGCAGCCCTATGGGTCTTGTTGCGGGAGCTTTATTGGTGGGCGACACCGTGACTAATGCGTTTGGCAACGAAAGTTGGCGACCATCAGGACCTTTAGGTGTAGTTTCGGATATGGTACATAGTCGTCAATATAAAGATATGGCATCTATTAAAGCAGGTATTGCCGCAGGAACAACAGGCGGGTTTGCTATGCAAGTAGGCAATGGCGGTATTACTCGCGCTCCGAATGCTCTGACTTATACCGGTAACATGATGGGGTTATCCTTTGAACAGGTTAAAGCTCGCGATGCCATTTCTAAAGGGTTCACACCAACAAGTTTTAATATGAGTAAAGAATCTGGCACAACATTTAAACAAGCCGGATGGCTTCCAATTGCCTATTCTACAAATGCGGACGGAGTAACTACAGGTGCTGCAACAGGGTTTTACACGGAAAATGGAAACTTTGTAGACCAATATGGCAACACATCTATGATGGGAACAATGCAAGATGCACAGAACTTAGCAGATGCTTACGGCATATCTTTGCAAGGAGCTAGAAGTGCGCTGGGTGTTGCTCGTACAGGCGGTAAAACACTATCTAAGGCTCTTCAAGATACTATGTTTGCGGAATCTGGACAGACTGCGGCTGGTTTAGAAGGCGGCACAACCGGAGCCGGAAAAAAGGCCGAAGACTTTACAGGTTTTGCTTCTATGACTGGAAGCTATACTGGTTACACAACTTACGATGATGACGACACCAGTACACCTGATACACCCTCTACTCCTGATACGCCATCAGAACCAAGTCGCCCATCAACCCCACCGGGAATTGGTCCCGGACCTGCTACACCTTCTGCATCAGATAATAACGACGACAAAGGCGATGGTGGCATGGGCCACGGTGGCGGCGGTTTTTCTGATAGAGGCGGATTCTCAGGGCTTGAAGGCGACGCTCGCGGCGGCCTAATTACCCACGGCAGACCACAAAACAGAAACGCCTACGCCTTTGGAACCCCGCCAGCAGGGGTACAAGCCTCACAGAGCGGTTTTATTGACCGCCCGCCATCACAGGTCACGGAAGGCGATAAAGTCGCTGACAACCGCCCTGACAGCGTTCCAGAGGGTACCTATATTATAAATGCTGCTGCCGTCGAGTTCGCGGGAGAGCAGGATATCCGTAAAATGATTATGGATGCCCAGAAGGAAGCGATTCGCCGTGGTCTGTCTACAGACGACTTTGAGCGGCATTCAAACCTTATAGATATTGCGGTGTCGAGTGGTGAAGTTAAGATTGCACCGCACCTAGTAGATATTATTGGCGAAGACCGCCTAGAAAAGATTAATAAACGAGGCATTCGGAAAACCGAACAGCGCATTGCACAAAATGGACAACGACCCGTCCAAGCAGCGCGAGGCGGTTTCCTAGCCTAAAGAATTCGCTGGCTACCCACGAACCCGTGGCCCCAGCACAACCGGAGCGGCTACCCACAGCCATGTGGCCCCGCAAGTGAGGTAAATAAAATGGCAAAAGCAAGAGGCCACCGTGCCAACAAAGCAAACGACTCTTTTGGAACCGTCAACAATGATAGCCTATATCGTGGAAAGTACCGCGATGAAGTCTACAAAGACGAAGAAGATGAGGCGGATGTAGAAGCCCAAGACGATGCTGACCCCGTAGAAAAAGAAGCGGCTACTCAGCAAGATGGAGCGGGCAATAGTTTCGTGGAACAAAAAAAAGAAGCTTCAGAGGACCACGATTACAAAAAACGGTATGACGACTTGAAACGTCATTACGATGAAAAGGTAAACGAGTTCAAAAGTGAAATCGAATCCCTTCGTCAGACAATGACCAAACATGCGGCGGAAATGCCACGAGGCGTAGCCCCACCGCGAACAATGGAAGAACTGGAAGAGTTCAAGGAACGCTACCCAGATGTCTTCGAAGTTGTTCAGACAGTTTCAAGTATGCAAACCGAATCACAGGTTGCAAAACTACGTGAAGAACTAGGTTCGATTAAAGAACGGGAACAAGCCCTAGAGAAGAAAAACGCCTACGAGCAGCTTCTCAGATTGCACCCCGACTTTAATGAAATCAAAACGGACCAGCAGTTCCTTTCATGGCTAGAGGAGCAACCAGCTTCAATTGCGGAAGGTATCTACAAAAACAGTACCGACGTAAAATGGGCAGCACGGGTCATAGACCTCTACAAAGCCGATACAGGCTTAACGACTACAAAGAAGAAAACCAAGTCTGCATCTGCAGCAGAAGCCGTAACAAAAACCCCAGCACGGGAAATCAAGGCTGAAACTACAGATGGTAAAAAGATTTGGAAAGCTTCGCAAATCGCCCGAATGAAACCGCACGAGTTCGAAAAGCTAGAAAGCGAATTGGACGCGGCACGGTCTGAAGGGCGAATCGACTTCAACTCTTAAAATAAACCTCAAAATGGAAGGAAAAGCAAATGGCTTTTAATTCGGCATCAGGTTACAATAACCTGCCTTCCGGTAACTTTACACCGGAAATCTTTAGCCAAAAAGTCCTCAAGTTTTTCCGTCGCGCTTCGGTTGCTGAAGACATTACAAATACCGATTACGCGGGGGAAATTGAGAACTTTGGCGATACAGTACGTATCATCAAGGAACCAACAATCACAGTCAGTGCATACTCACGTGGCTCAGTGGTTTCTCCACAAGACCTTGCCGACGACCAAACAACAATGGTTGTCGACCAAGCAAACGCATTTGCGTTCAAGATTGACGACATCGAAGAGCGTCAGTCACACGTTAACTTCGAAGCCCTTGCTACCTCATCAGGTGCATACTCTTTGAAGCGCAAGTACGACTTCAACGTTCTGCAAGCAATTGCTAACGGTGCTGGTCTTGCCGGTGCTGACGACGCATCACTTGCTGGTGGTCTGTTGAACACCAACACTGCACTGGGTACAGCAGCTTCTCCAATTGCCATCCACACATCTCAGGATAACGCTGTTAACCTGATGCTGGAAATGGCAAAGGAACTCGACGAGCAGTCTGTTCCTGAAGAGAATCGTTGGTTCGTGGCTCCTCCTGCTTTCTATGCCAAGCTGTTCGCAGCCGGTGCAAAGTTTGCAGAAGTACAGGTAACTGGCGACGGCACTTCACCTCTGCGTAACGGTCTTGTTATGCAGGGCAACATTGCTGGCTTCCGTTGCTACAAGTCAACTGCCTTGACTACTGGCGGAACTGACGCAGTTAGCATCAGTGGTGTTACTGCTGCTGCAGGTGAAGCAATTGTTTTGGCTGGTCACATGTCAGCCGTTGCAACTGCATCTCACATTGCAAAAACCGAAGTTGTTCGGTCAACTGAAACCTTCTCCGACATCGTTCGTGGTCTTCATGTGTTTGGACGTAAAGTCCTTCGCCCAGAAGCACTTGTTCGCGGTGTTGTAGATACGATTGTTTAAGGGGGGATTGACTAATGACAGCTTACGCAATTACCGATAATGCCGTTGCAGTCCCTGCTGGCTCAAAGGCATACCTCGCTCAAGCAATCCTCGATTTCTCAACCACAAACCTCGCTGCTGCAGATACCATTGATGTAATCAAGGTTCCTGCGAACACGATTGTTTTGTGTGCGGGTATCGAAGTTATCACTGCAGGAAGCAACGCTGGCACCATCGACATGGGTGATGCCGACGCTGCTGACACATGGGTAACTGACATTGCTCAAAACTCAACAGGTCAGGAGACCGGTTCTGCAGCTAAATACTACTCTGCAGCCGACACACTGGACCTTCTGGGTGTTACCGCCGACATGGACGGTAAGATTCGGGTATTTGCTGTGATGGTTCCTGCTGGTCCTGTTGACCCAGCAGCCGCCGCATTTGCCTAACTAAAAAGTCTTGGGGGCGGGGCAACTTGCCCCCTTGACATCTTTTTTGTTTTATGATATAAGCAATAACCTTTGCCGGGGGTAAACCCTATGACCATCGAATATCGTGGAGAAACGTTCGCAGGATATAACAAACCAAAGCGAACCCCAAAACATCCTACTAAAAGTCACGTGGTTCTTGCCAAAGAAGGCGACACTATTAAGCTAATTAGATTTGGCGAACAGGGTGCCAAGACTGCCGGTAAACCCAAAGCCGGTGAGTCCGAACGGATGAAAAAGAAACGTGCAAGTTTCAAAGCCCGTCACGCTGCGAACATAAAGCGTGGTAAGTTATCCGCAGCATATTGGGCAGATAAGGTAAAGTGGTAACATGCTAAACTTATTAATTGGACCCGTAGCCGACTTAGCCAGCACTTGGTTGAGTGGCAAAGTAGAAGAAAAGAAAGCCCAGTCTGCAACAAAGGTAGCTAAAGCACAAGCCGAAGCTGTTGTCATGCAAAAGAAAGCTACTGGAGAGATTGATTGGGATTTGGAGATGGCTAAAGGTAGTCAGTCCTCGTGGAAAGACGAGTGGCTCACTATCTTATTTAGTATCCCCCTGATTTTAGCTTTCGTTCCCGGAATGGAAGAGGTAGTAGCAAATGGCTTCGCACGACTCAACGAAATGCCTGAATGGTATCAATACTCACTTGGAGTTATCGTTGCGGCTTCTTTTGGAGTTCGTTCGGCAACTAAATTCTTCGGTAAAAAATAATGGCAAAGATGTTTGCAACAGCAAAGCTGCTAAAACCTCGCCCCAAGCGTAGACCGGGTGTTCACAAAAAGAACACAAACAAACGGAACAAACCAAAGGCGTATTTCGGATGAGTGCAACGGCAATACTAGAATGGAAAATCCTACCACGATTTATGATGTTCGTGATGACGCTTATGAGTTGGCGTGTCGTCGAATGGTTTATGACCTTACCAGAACCCAGTGCAGCACAGGCTGGTTTAGTATCTGTTGTAACTGGCGCAATGACAGGAGCGTTCGCCGTGTGGATGAACCACGAAGGCAAACACCCCGGAACGTCTAATCACCGTATTACTGAAACACGGTCTAGCAAATGAAATACAACACATCACATTTTCTAGATAAATTAATTGAACACGAAGGTATGGTCCTGACTGTTTACGAAGACAGCTTGGGCATCGATACTATAGGTATTGGTCGCAATCTCAAAGACCGGGGAATCACCAAAGAAGAACTGGAGTACATGGACATCCCCAACATGGGTATTGTCTACGACCACGGTATTACCGAAGCTGATGCACGGTATCTTGCCCTCAACGATATCCGCATCGTAGAAAACGAACTCTGTCGGGTTCATCCGTGCGTAGAAAATCTCGACTCTGTTCGCCAATTAATCCTCATGGATATGGCTTTTAATATGGGTGTCCCTCGCTTGTGCAAGTTCCTCAAGATGTGGAACGCTATCCATGAAGGTCGGTTTGATATTGCCGCGATGGAGATGATGGATTCGAAGTGGGCCAGACAAGTTGGTTCGCGGGCCGTTAAACTTTCAGACGCTATGAAGGCTGGGGAATTCTGATGCCCCTAACAACTAAAGGTAAAAAAATCATGTCGAGCATGAAACGAACCTATGGGGGTAAACGGGGTGAACAAGTCTTCTACGCAACAGCCAACGCCGGAAAACTTAGCGGCGTGGAGAAAAAGCAAGAACTCAAGAAAGGCGGGAAAGTTGCAAAAACTAGCAAACCGTCGAAGCCTAAAACGCAGAGCAAGAGTCGAGTTAATGAAGCTGGCAACTACACTAAGCCAACCCTGAGAAAGCGACTTTTCGAACAGATTAAGGCCGGTGGCAAGGGTGGCAAACCCGGT